TGTCGAGGCGGCATCCGATGCCGACCGGATGGCGGTGAAGGTCAGGGGCATCTTTTCAGCCCTGGCCGCGCCATCCGATCTCCGGGGGCAGAGAAGGAGCGGGGAGTTTACCGGCACGACGCGTATCGTCGCCGAGCAGAGTGCGTTCTGGATTGCCGCCGATCAGGTTGCCGAACTCGGCTTCCGGCCCGCGAAGGGCGACCTTCTGAGGCTGCCGGCGCGATGTGGAAGTCCGTGCTTCGCCATTGCCGCCGTTCACCCGACCAGCATGGGCGATCTCAACCTTCTTCTCGTCCGGGAGGATGTTGCGGAGTGAGCATATGGCGGTTCCCGGGAAACCCTGGGGGGCGTTGCGGGGGCAGGGGGCATGTTCCCGTGTGGAACATGCTCTGCACCTGTCGTGATCATAGAAAAGATTCCAGTCTGGAAGGTTTTCCGGCCTGAGCTTTTCAGCATGAAGGATACACCGGCATGAGCCTTGCTCGTCTTGCCATGCGCATCGCTGCGGCACGCGCCCTCCGCGGTGCGACGCTGGCGGAGGGGCGTGTCCATGACAGTGCCATCGCGCCCATCGACCAGACCATCGCCGAGGAGCGCCAGCCCATCCTGATCGTCACCACCGACGATCACGAGCTGGAGGTCACGGGACGTGACCTGTTTCATGGCCACGTATCCTGTGATCTGGTCATCGAGGCCGCCATTGCGGCGCGGGTCGAGGTTGCAGGCGAGGAAAGCGTCATCACCATCCCGCACACCGACGAAGGCATGGAACTCGCCCTCGATCTCATGGAGCATCAGGTCATGGCTGCACTCACCCGCGAGCGCAGCGAATGGTCGCGCGTCTGGATGAAGCTCGTGCCGCGTATCTCAAGAAGACTGTCGCGTCGGGGTGCCTCGGTCGAGAAGGGCGTGCGCTTTGCCGCGCGGCAGATCGTGCTGACCTGCGACCTGATCGAGCCGCCCACCGATGGTGCTGCGATCGGTGACGGCACGGCATGGGCGGATTTGCTTTCCGTAACGGAAGAGGACACCGATCTGGCGCCCATCGCTCAAATGTTGCGCGCTGAAATCGAAGGCACTCCTCTTGCCGACTGGCGGCGCGCCGCGAACATGCTGGGCATCCATCTGGAAACCACCGATGCGATTGGCCTCGGACCTGTGCTTGATCTCTCGGAAGACCCGCAGACATTCGATGAGGCGGAGATCATGGGTGCCCCCGATCCTGTCGTGGTGAACCACCACACTTCGCTGGCGCGCATCGCCGATGCGTGAAATCGTCGAGCTTGCCGCCCGCATCGCCGAACTCGAGCGCCGTTTCTCCGGCGTCATGCGCCACGGGACGGTCGAGGAAGTCGATGCAGCCCTGCAGCGGGTCAGGCTGAACTTCGGCAAGGACGTCGACGGCCAACCTTTCCTGTCGCCCTGGGTGCCCTACGCCCAGATTGCGGGTGCCCTGAAGGTTCACACGCCGCCATCCAAGGGGCAGCAGTTCACATCTCTCTCGCCCAACGGCGACTGGCAGCAGGCCGTAGTCCTGCCGATGACCTGGAGCGATCAGAACAAGTCACCGTCATCGAAGGGCGACGAGAACGTCCTCACCTACGGAAACGTCACCGCAACCATCAAGGACGACCTCTGCGAGGTCGTTGTTGGCGCCGCCACCCTGAAACTCACGTCCGCCGCCGTGACGATCAAGGTTGGCGGCGTCAACGTTGAAGTGAGCGATGCCGGCGTGGCGATCACCGGTGGCAAGGTGACCCACGACGGCAAGAATATCGGCGCCACCCACATCCACGGTGGGGTCGTGCCCGGTGGCGGGCTGACCGACGTGCCGGCGAACTGACATCCATTACAGCTGCCGGTGCGGAGAATGCCGGGACTTTTCTCCGCAAATCGTGTGGAGAAAGCGCTTGTCTGCGGCCGCTATCCGCCCCCGGCATCACATCATCTTCCAAACACCGAGGTATGACATGCCACGCTACGCCATCACCGAGAGGGCGGGCCCCTTCGTCGCGGGCCATCGCAACACCGGGGTCGGGACCGTTCTCGATCTCACCGAGCGCCAGGCCGAGCATGAGTTGCGGCTTGGCACGCTCGTCCGGCTCCCCGAGCCTGATAAGAGCGCCGCCGGCAAACCCGATGTCGCACCTGTCATTGTCGCGGCTCCGCCTGAACTCCCGGCCACGCCGGTCAGTGAGCAGAAAACCGATGCAGCGGCGCCGTCCCGCAAGCCCAGGCGGTCCGCCACTTGAGCCTGAGCTATCTTTCCGTCTGCTCAGGCATCGAAGCAGCGACGGTCGCCTGGCATCCGCTGGGCTTCCGGCCGCTGGCCTTCTCCGAGATCGAGCCTTTCGCACGGGCGGTGCTCACCCATCACTATCCTGATGTGCCGCTGCACGGCGATTTCACGCGGCTGCGCGACGAGGACTGGATTGCCGGGGCCGACATCCTGGTGGGCGGAACGCCATGCCAGGGATTCTCGATCGCGGGCCTTCGCCGGTCTCTTGATGACGCCCGTGGAAACCTCACCCTCGAGTTCCTGAGGCTTGCCGATGCCATCGATGAACGCCGCGCCGGACGGAACCTCCCGCCCTGCATTATTGTCTGGGAGAACGTCCCCGGCGTCCTCTCGGTTCGCGACAATGCCTTCGGCTGCTTCCTCTCAGGGTTATCTGGGGAGGACGCCCCCTTCGTTCCGCCACGGGGAAAATGGACGAACGCGGGTGTGGCTCTTGGACCCGCGCGCACAGTCGCATGGCGGATCCTCGACGCCCAATTCTTCGGCCTGGCCCAACGGCGCCGTCGTGTGTTCATTGTCGCAAGTGCTCGAAAGGGGTTCGATCCCGCGGCGGTTCTTCTTGAGTTCGAAGGCCTGCGCCGGGATACTCCGCCGCGCAGAGAAAAGGGGCAAGACGCTGCCGCCTGCGCTGCATCAGGCACTGACGAGCGTCGCAGCCACTGGGACTGCATAGAGCATCCACACCCGACCCTGAACCAGTCGCTCAACACGGGCGCAATCGGCTACAGCAACCAGGAGCTCTTTAGCCAGCGCGGCGCGGGACTCGTCGGCGAGGCTTCGACGGGCGATGTCTCGCACTGCCTCAACGCCGGCGGCATGGGGCGACAGGATTACGAGACCGAGACGCTGGTCACCCACGCGCTTCGCGGCGAGGGCTTCGATGGCAGTGAAGATGGTACGGGCAGAGGTACACCGCTGGTGCCGGTCGCCTTCTCGGCCAAGGATCACGGCGCCGATGCCACGGAAGACCTGTCGCCAACGCTGCGGGCCATGCCGCATCACGAAAGCCATGCCAATGGCGGAGGCCAGATGGCGGTTGCCGTGCCCCTGCTGGAAGTCGGAAAGCGCACTGGACCGTCATCGACCGATGACATGCGGGCGGGGCTCGGCGTCGGGGAGGATGGGGACCCGATGTTCACGTTGCAGGCCGGAGCCCGTCACGGTGTCGCGGCCTATGCCTTTCAGCCAAGAATCGCCCGCAATGGACGAGGCGACATGGGCGACCTCGTCAATGCCCTCACCATGTCGGGTGAGACGGGGAAGGGCGATACCGCGCCCTGCATTGCATCGCCGATGATGGTGCGCCGGCTGACGTGCGAAGAGGCGGAAAGACTGCAAGGTTTTCCGGATCGATATACGGCGATCCCGTGGCGTAACAGGCCTGCCTCCGAATGCTCCGACGGCCCGCGCTACCGCGCCCTCGGCAATTCCATGGCGGTGAACGTGATGCGCTGGATAGGTGTACGCATCAAGGCGATGGCCGAGGCGGCTGAAGAGGGAGATCGGTGCGATGACTGCAAATCTCCGTGATCCATCCGTCGGCCTCGACGCCGCGACCGGTGGCACGGTCACCGGCTGGGACCATGTCATCCAGTCGCTACGGGACATATTCGACACGCGCTTCGGCTCGCGCATCATGCGCGAGTGGTATGGGTCCTTCGTCCCGAATCTTCTGGGCCGTCTCATCACGCCCGACGAGGTGGTGCCGTATTTCGCGGCCATCACGTCCGCGATCGAGCAGTGGGAGCCGCGCTTCCGGGTGACCCGCATCGAGGCGGTGAAGGTCACGCGCGACGGGCAGCTCCATGTGTTTCTCGAGGGCGAGTACCGGCCGCGCGCCGTTTACGGGGATTTTACCGCCGCCGGCGCCAGGAGGCTCGACGCCTACACCAATCCGGACGGCATGCTGATCGAGGAGAGGCTTTCGCAATGAGCCGTTTCACCGCCATCAACCTCTCGGGCCTTGCTCCGCCTGACATCATCGAGACGCTGGACTACGAAGTGATCGTCACCGCGATGCGGAACGATCTCGTGGAACGCTTTCCGCTCATCGCGGGCGTGATCGACCTCGAGAGTGAGCCCGCCCGCAAGCTGATCGAGGCGTTCGCCTATCGGGAGATGGGTCTCCGCGCGCGCATCAACGATGCGGCACGGGCTGTGCTGCTCGCCTCTTCATTTGGTACGAACCTCGATCATCTGGGCGCGCTGTTCGCCACCGCGCGGCAGGAGGGCGAGAGTGATTCACGCTTCCGCCGCCGCATCCAGCTGGCACCCGAGGCCTTCTCGGTCGCGGGTCCCGAGGGTGCCTATCAGTATCATGCGCTAACCGTCGCACCCTGGGCGCGCGATGTCTCGGCAGTCTCGCGGCGGCCGGGCGTGGTGCGCGTCACCGTTCTGAAGGAGGGCGCCGACCCGATGCCCACGCTCGCCGAGCGCGAGGCTGTGCGGCTTCATCTCGGCAACGAGGCAATCCGCCCGCTCACCGATGTGGTCGAGGTGCTCGCACCCATTATCCGGCGCACCCGGATCGTTGCGAGGCTTACGCTCTATCCCGGACCCGATGCGCAAGTGGTGCGCCAGCGCGCACTCGCCGCCGTCACATCATGGGTCGAGAGGAACCGCATGCTCGGCATGAACCTTCGGCGATCGGCGCTCTATGCCGCGCTTCACCACGAAGGCGTCCATTCGGTCGACCTCGTGTCACCGGCAGAAGATCTGGTTCTCGATGTGACCGAGGTCTACGCCGTCGAGGCCATCGAAGTGACTGTTAGTTCGATCCGCGATGAGTGACGGCATGACGAGGCAGACGCTGCTTCCGCCCAACCACACGGCTTTCGAGGAGGCCTTCGACCTCGCCGGCGCGCAGATCGATGAGCTCGCGGTCGAGATACCGAAGCTGGTGCGGCCAGGGGAAATCCCGGCCACGCATCTTGCCTGGCTGGCCTGGGGCCTGTCGGTTGATCTCTGGGAGCCAGAGTGTTCAGGGGAGAAGCACCGCACGCTGGCGGCACGCGCGCTGCCAATGCATGCCCGGAAGGGCACGCAGGCCTCGATCGCCGAGCACATCCGCATCATGGGTGCGGATCCGCGCCGCTTCATCGTGCCGCCGGCCAAGACTTATCTGATGGAGGGCCTCACGGAGGAAGAGCGGCAGGCCTTCCTCGCACGGTTTCCGCAGTTGCGCATCTATCCCTTCGTCGCGCGGGGCACGTACCGCTTTGCGCATTTCACGTCAGCGGCTTTCGGGAAAGCCAAAGCATTTCTTGACGCCTCTTGCATCAAGGACGTCGGGGCGTGGTCGAGGTTCATTCGCACGGCGAAACTCTGGGACCGGGGCGAGGAGACGACGCTGACCGTGCGAGCCGTGACGCCGGAACGCGTGGGCACTGAAAATGCCGTGGCATTCGATGAGGTGGTGCTGGGCGCGAAGCCGACGAAGGCCCTGCATCTCGGCGCCCCGCCCAGGGCGAGGGCATTCCTGGTCGATGACTTCGGCGTGGCGCAGCGGCTGTTCCGAATCCCGCGCGACGCCCGCTACGATTACCGGCTGGGCCGCGAGACCTACACGACCGCCTGGCCCAATGCCGACCTCGTCGACGTCCGCCCGCAGAATGTCGCCGAGAGGCACGATGGACAGCCGAACGCTCTCTACGCGGCGAAGCGCCAGTTCATCCAAGGGAAGCATCTGCCGCCGACGATCTCGTGGCGCTTCATCTATGAGCGCTGGCATGTTCACGATCCCGCCCGGGTCCCCGATGTCCGCATCCGATCGACGCATCTCGGGCTCACGCGGCTTGGGATGCCGCCATATCATGCCGAGGTCCGCATGCGGATCAAGGGCATGCTGGCGCCGCGCACGGCAGGACCCTTCGTCAACGGCTACCTGATGACGGGCAATCGCAAACCCATCGCGGATGTTCGTGAAGCAGTCCGCGTCTCGAAGTCACTTCGG